GCACGCGCGCATCTGTTTGAGGCCTTCCAGGGCTCGACCCGGGCCGGCGGCTCGGGGCTGGGACTGGCGATTGCGGCCGAACTGGTGCAGGCGCACGGCGGCGACATCCGTTTGATCGAGGGCACGATCGGCGCCACCTTCCGCATCAGCATTCCGGACCGCGCGGTGGAGCTCAACAGCCGCCGCGGCACCCGTGCGCGGGCCTGACGCGGGCGCCAGCCGCGTTGCGGCGGCACGGCTTGCCAATGGTCGGCCGAGCCTTTAGCTATGCCGGACGGGCGGGACAGCCCTCGCCCGCCGCGCGCCCGTAGCTCAGCTGGATAGAGCACCAGACTACGAATCTGGGGGTCAGGAGTTCGAATCTCTTCGGGCGCGCCAGATTTTCCAGAATAATCAATCAGTTATAGCCAATCTGAAAATCAGCCAAACAAGCCTTCAATTCCGTGTCCGCACAGTGTCCGCAGTTCACTTTGGTGATCCCACGACGTCGGGAAATCACGGCTGGTGAGAATCCGGACTCCGGATTCTCAGTGCCACCGGTCCGGAAAGCAGCGCCGGTTGATGGCGTCGTGCAGCGCATTGGCGCGGGCATTGGCTTGCTCCGGTGTCTCGCCACGGGAAACGGCAGCCATGCGGGCCTCCGCAATGCAACGGTTCAACACCCGCGTCGCCCACTCGATTGCATCCGCCGTGTTGTCGAGTTCATGGGCCTTGATGTGCTGGTCCATCGTGCTGTTGACGAATTCAGCTACCAATGCCGCCCAGCCTTCCACGTCGCTGTAGTCCGTCATTTTCGATAGCCCGTAATCGCGTCAGTTTGGCCGTACATACGTTTTTCAAAGAGGGGCACCCAAGGGCCGGCCAAAAGGAGGAAACCGGCCCTTGGGGCTTGCCGGGCGACAAGGACAAAACGCCCGGCCGGTGCGGACGCCGCGGGGGACTCGAAACCCCACCGCGTCCGTATCGTTCATTTCGTCGTGGTCCAATCCACCAGCCGCAATGCAGCGGCCACGTCTTCAGGCGGCACGCCTGATTGCTTCGCCACCGACAACGCCTCGATGTAAGTCGCAAGCGCCCTTGACTTGGTTCCAACGTCGTACGCGTCCAATGGCCCGGTGGTGTCGATTGCGATTTCAGTTCCCAGCTTGGATACACATTCTTCCGCCACGAGTGCAGCGATGGGATTCAACGTCCACAACGCAAGCTGTCTCTGGGCTTCGCGCACCAACGGTCCCGTCGTGTCCGGCGCAAACCAGCTTGGCAACACACCGAAGGCGAAGGCGATAGCGTTCCTGGATTCACGTAGCGCCTCAATCGACATGGTTCGGCTTAGGTCCGGAGACACGTCGGCCGGCCGCCAGTCTGTGGCGGGTGCTGGTCCTCCGGCTGCTGACACGCTGACACTCTCACGCAACAGCACACCACCGCGCTTCCCACGGAAACCGCGCGCCAGCAGTTCGCGTTGCGTTTCCTCCGATTCAGGAAAAGGAACAATCTGACTGCCCAGCGGTGCGAATTCGTAAACTTCGGACAATGCAGATTCGACAGAGTTCAATAATCCGGCTGTGAGTGCAGCACGACGAAGCGGTGGACTGCCGTGCCATGGCGTCGCCACGTCCACACCGATTCGGAAGTGCAATACCTCGTCAGCCAACACCGTGGTCGTCGTGCCGCCGGCTGCTTCACTGATTGAAACTCTATAAGCAATCGGTCTGCCGCCACGTGTTCGCAAGTCCCAGTGGGCGCATGGAATCAAGCTGGTCTCAGTGACGATGAAAACGCACTCGCCACGGAGCGCCAGACTGCGGCCAAGCAACGCCAGCACGTGCGGCGACAGCGCGTCGGTCCCGGTGACAGCGGCCAAGGCAAAGCCGTGTTCCCAAAGACTGATGCAAGCTTGCGCGGTGGCCGTGAGTTCAGCAATGCCGGTTCGGCCGGCCAGATATTCGGCGCGGGCGAAAATCAGTTCCGACGTGAAGCCGGACATGACGGCGCGCTTTTCCAGCTTCGTTTCGGAGACAGTTTCTTGCACCCGGTTCCGGAATGGCCACCTCATGGCACGGGATTCCTGTACGGCCGCAGCAAATCACCGGCACCGCTGTTGTTCATGGCGTTTGCCAACCAAGCGGATGCCCGACGAGTCGTGACAGACATTGGCCCGTAGCTGATGGCAACGGATGGTGCCGCTCCCGGTGACTCGGCAACCAGATATTCGGCAAGCCGCCTGTAAGCTTCAAGCACGGTATCGGCCGGTGTCGCGGAGGTGCCGGCAGTTCCACTAAACTTGTATGGTCCGGTGGATACCAGCCAATAACCAAGCGGTGAAACGTCCGGGTCCAGAGTCTCCCATGCCTCGCCGTGCCAGGCCGCAACTTCCGTGATGGTGGTCGGTAGCAGCGGCGGCCACCATTCGCCCGGTCCCTCGATAAACCAGGAAACAGTTCGTTCGCCCCAGCGATAGGCGGTGAAAGCTTCCATGCGTTTCCACACCACGGCTGGACGCAAAGCGGCTGCTTTTGCCGACAAACCGGACGGTGCAGCCGGATAGCTTGCGGGAATTCCTTCCGTCTGTCTAAGAGTGGTCGGCATAGGTTCACACTCGCCAGCGATGCAAGGCACGCTGCAACGAAGGTACGTTATTCATTTGCCCATGCCTCAGTTCCACATAAGCTTCTACATAGGCCGGACGCGTCACCACTGATAGTTCATAAAGCAATGCTTGCTTTACCGTGCGAATGATCGCGCCGAAGTTTCCAAGTTCCGGTTCGTAATCCTCTTCTGTTTCTTCCACCGCGTCTTCAACCGCACGTTCGGGAGGAATACGAAAGCCGGGACTAAGGCCAACCACCATGCCGGACTCAATCAGCGCAAACATGTCTTTCGCATATTGCGTTTCCGCGATTGCCGGCTGGATCGCCGCGTCAAAGGTCAGCGCGTCGTCACGGTCAAACAGCGACAACGTTGTGGTTCCTTTGCTTGCCAACGGTTTTGAGTAATCATGCGCAAGCAGAATGTGGATGTCCTCATTGGGCTGGTTCACACGATAGGCAAAGGCACGTGGCGCAAAGCGTTCCTTGCGAGGCTTGCCGGTGCGGCCACCGTCCGACAAGGTTGCAGTCTTGTTATACGGAAACCTTCCGGTCAAGCGCCTACCGCCTCCGGTATCTTTCCGAAGTTCCAAAGTTGCCGGTTCGAGGAAAGCGCCGTACAGCATGACTATTCGATTCCGGTCAGGATTTGCAATTGCGCCGGACGGCTGACAGTCACGTCCATTGTTGCCAGTCCGGTCAATCTGAGGCCACCGGATGCAGCGTCGGAATAGGGGTCACGAATCAAATCAATCGCGCCCCAAACACCGACAAAGATAGGCGGTACCCCTCCCGCGTTCGTCGTCAACAACGCGCTGCTGCCCGTGCTGGGGTCGACGGCAGCCAAGGCGTTTGACGACATGACGATGTTTGAAGCCGGGATGTTTTTGACTAGCCTATCCCATTCGGAAACCGCGGTGCTTGTAATCAATGCACCGTCCATTGTGTTCCACACTTCCGGACGAATCAGAAGTCGCACGGCTGCCGGCCCGTTCGCCGCGTTGGCCGTCATAAACCTTGTGACAGCCGCGCGGAATGCCGCCCAGCTTGCCGCAGCGGCAATGTCGGTTGACGTGATTCCGTAAGTTCCGACTAACACGCCAGCCGGTTCACCACCGCTGCCGGCGCCAAGAAAAGTCGCCTTGTCCATTGCGGTGCCGATTGCGGAGTTCATATCGCGCCGCACCGCCTGTTCCAAAGCGTCCCCGGATTGCTTCAAAGCCTTTCGGGTAATCTTCATTTGGACGCCCAGAGTGTTCGCGGGTGCCAAAGGTTTGTCCGTGGTTTGGAAAGCGGTCGGGCTGCCGACTGCCCCGGTCTCTGTTGCTGCCCAAGCTGCGGCCACGGATGACGTGACAACCGGATATTCCACCAGGCCAGAGTCGATGTTCACAATCTGCGCACCCATTCGCACGGCGGCAGCGTCGGCAAACAGCCGGTCGATAATCGGCGCGGTGAATTTCGGGTCCGGTGTTCCGCTGGCGACGGTTTCACCGACACGGATTTCCAGCGCACCCCACGGCACCGGCACACCACTGTAACCGCC